CATACAATCAAACTGTTGCTAAAAAACTTGGCAGATGTTTTTATCTAACTAAAACATTAATTCAAGCAAAGAAAGTTTTTGATGATACTGCTATATTAGTTAGAAAAAATTTAAATATTAACGTTAGAGATGATTATGTTTGGAATAAAATTAAAGATCGTCATCTAGATGCTGATGTTAAAAAATTAAAAGAATTTATAGACAATTACAAAAATTAACTTAATAATTTTTTTATTTTTTCGTTTGTTACAGAATCAAAATAAACCTCACAAAACGGTCTATGAGGTAATTCGTGTTTTCTAGGTAATACTGTAAAACTTTTATTTGTTTCTATTATTAATATAGTATTATGCCAGTAACTTAATGTTTTTTTAATAGAGCCATTTGAGAGTTCTATTTCTCCGCCTTTACTTTTATCTGTGCGTTGTTGAAAAAACCAATATCCAATATATTCATTATTTTTTTTAGGAGTTAACATATTAATAAAATCATTATGAAAATATAATTCTACACACATCTCATATATGAAATTTTGCCAATGTTGGTGTTCTATATTGTTCCATTGTTCGTAAAGTCGATCATAAACATCTCTACGCACAAGAGTGCTAGACCAAATGTGTGGTATAGGATTTTTATTGCAATCAACTTTAGCTATCAACCAACGATCGTGGTTCATGACGAAAATAGATTTATTAATTCTTTTTTCCAAATATCAGCATACTCGCAATCTCTGTAATTTTCAAACCACGGGCCGCCTTCGGTGTAATGTAATATTTTTGGAGAACCATCCTGTGGTTCTTTGTACCAACCTACCAACCAATTGTATTCATGAGGTAGAGATCCTATATCAGAATCTTCTAACCAACTAAATCTATGTAGAAACTTGCCTGTTTCTTTATTCAGCAGCTCTGGTGTTAATATTTGATTCTTAGGATGAGCACAATTCCACAACACCATTGAACTCCAATTTTTTCTAGGATATGCTAGTTGCATCTGACCATCCATTTTAACACCCTCTGGTGGAGTGTAATCGTGTTGTACACACACTACTGCTTTACTGTCATCACAGTATTGTTTTAATTCATCAGCATCTATCCTCCAAACAAAATCGCAATCACAGAACACTGCCCATCCTTGATAATTCTGTAGATATGGTATAAAGAATCTTGTGAATGTAAATTCTGTGCTGGCAAGTCGGTCAATTTCTCTAGTGTAAATTCCAGATTCTCTAAGAGTTTTCATTTTTAGAGGTACCACTTCGGTATTTCGATTTCTACGTTTTATAGAATGTTCACACACTTGATATGTGATATCTTCTCGCGGATCATAACCTACATATACTTTCATAGTTTTCCTTCCTCTCTCATCTTCTTTCTAATATCTGTAGCAGAGATTTTTTGTATATTTTCTGGCAAAACAATCTCTTCTATCTTATAACCAACTCCTCTACCGTAGCAAATATTAGTTATATTTGGTACTAGAGTTATTCTAATTCTGTTCTTATAAGGTGTTAATGCTTGTTCTATATTCTTTTTAACTGTTTCAAAATCAAAAGGATTGTCTCCTACGCCTTGCACATCGCGAACCTGTATGTTTACTTGTCCTGTTTTTTTAACAATCTCTTCAAACAGAGCTTGATGTCCTTCGTGCCATGGTTGCCATCTACCCAACATTTGAGCTGTAGGTCTACGATTATCCCAAACATACTCTTGTATTTCGTCTGCTATTCTTAAAGACCACAATTCTGCATTCTGTGTAGGCACTCGAAAATCATATTCTTGTGGTGGTACAAACATTCGATTAGTATCTTCAAATCGTCCTTCCTTGATAGTATCTACCCACACAGTATAATCAGCAGCAAAGTCCTGTCTAGTTTTTTCTGTAGGACACACAAAGTCTGCAATTACATGTTTGCCACTGTCTAATCCTTCTTGTGCTAGACGTTTCATTCTCTCTGCTTGTCTTGTTCTGCCTTCGGGAGAAAAATCCCAATCGTTGGCTTCTGCTCTTACTCGGTCAGCATTTAGCCACACAGCACCCAGTAAAGTCGCTAGTTTATCAGATAGATAACTCTTACCCGATCCTGGTAATCCCATTATTAATATTTTTTTATTTTTTACCATGTATGATTTTATGTATGTGTTGCCAGTTATTTACTCGTATGATATTTTCATGTTCTAAACCTTGGTTGTAATCATGATTATATAATAATGGTCGTAAACCATATTCTAATCCTTTTTTAGCATTGGTCCATTTATCTTCCACCCACCATAAATTTGTACCGTGGAATTCTGCCAGTGCTGCATCTTTATGATCTCCTGTTTCTAATATAAAGAAATTTGTAAACACAGTATCTCCAAATAATTCTGCTAATCTTCTTTTTCTTAATTCCTGTGCTGGTATATCTGATGTTTGTGATGTTATAGGTATAAATGTCCAACCTTCTGCATGCAATAATTTTACCCAAGTTTGTGCATCAGGCATGGGAGGTTGTGTGCTCATCCATGCACTCTTGTTAAATTCTTTAACCAATTCTCGAGAAAGATCTTTGTGTATGCCATATCGAATACTCATATCATATTCATGATCTGTATTTTCTAATTGTGGGAATCCTTTGGTGTTCATCCATTTATTAAAATGGTCTTCCCATTCTAATAATACACCGTCAACGTCTGTGAGTATTATTCTATCTGATCGTGGCATCTTCCATTCCAGCCACTCGTAGTTTAACTATGTTAGTTAACTGCCACTGTTTTTGATCTAATCCTTTGGTTATACCCAACCATTTATTTCTTAATAGAGCAAACTCATTGATAATTTTTTCCATATCCACTACATCTGCTTCTCCATCTACGTATTTGTCAGCATCTCGAGATGTTAATGCTCTATTGTAATTTTCTAAAAATTTCTTAAATGTTTTAGATCTTAATCTTCGATTTTCTATATTAAGATATTCTAGGATTGCTTCTATTTCTTGTAATTGATTGAATCTTTGTTCTACTACTCCAGGTAATGCTGCTGCTGCTTTTTCAAGATTTCCAAAGATGTATATTTCTTTTCTTGCTGTTTCTAGTTCCTGATCAAAATGTTTTATACAATCAGGTATTAAACTAATATCCTGACTTACTTTAGTATACCAGCTCATTATTCGTCGTATCCGTCTTCTTCTTCATCTTCAAACACGCTTTCAATTGCTTCTTCTAATTTTTCATCATACTCTCCAGCGGATTTGATTACTTTAGTAGGAACACCAATATCTACTAGTGTCTTAATAAAGTCTACAGCACAGTCTACTTTTTGTCTATCAGGCACATAATGACTGATTGAATTCCATATCTGTTCTATTTCTTCATGTGTAAATTCTTGCATCTTTATTTCTTTTTGTAAAGAGTTTTAAATTTACCATTAACAGAATAGTAACCTTCTATCTCTCTATTTTTTCTCTTTTTTATTTTCTTTGTTTTCTTTTTCAACATTCTCTTCTTTTGGTTCTGGCTTTTTAATATTTTGATAATCGTTCATTATCATTGTTAATTTATCTCCATCCCAATCTTTTCTATATTCTAGATGTTCTTTGCCTTTACTATCCACATACTTTAATCTGTTACCAGATTGAACCAGTACTCCTTGTTTTTCAAATAAATCAACCAATCCAGAATAAGGATCCATACCTGTATCATATGGAATTTTAACCTGTACACTTTCAAAAGGCTTAGCATAACGAGTCTTCATAACTTTACATGCTGCTCGAATACCTCTTACTTCTGAAATTTTATTACCTGCTTCATCTTCTTTTAATTTTAATTTTTTCATTGCTATCACAATAGAAGAAGCATAGATAAATCCTTGACCTCCAGATATTTTATCATCTGGATCAAACATATCTTGTGATGCATATGTATGATTGGTTGCTATTAATCCTACATTGTAAGAACCAAACATGTTCACACAATTTCTAACTAGAGCTGTTAGAGCTTTGGGTTTTCTACCCAAATCACCTTTCATTTCTCCTGCTTCAAATTGGTTTACATCAGTTGGAGTTAATAACATACCTAAAGAATCTATTACAAATAGAATTTTAGGTGCATTTTCTCTATTGTCTGCATTCTCTTCTCTGTAACCTTTCATGAATTCTGATATGGTTTTAGCCACATCATCCACCATTGAAAGACTTAATTTTAATAATTTTTTCTCATCGGTGTCCACACCCAATGCTTGTAACCAAGATTCGTCTAGAGCATTTTCAGTATCAATTAGAATAACATAGATACCTTGTGCTTGTGCATTTTTGATTATGTTGCCTGATGCAATATAAGATTTACCTGCACCCGACTCTCCTGCCAGTACAGATACTTTGCCTAGTGGAATACCTTTATTGAAATCTCCAGATATCAAATAGTTTAATGCATAGTTGCCTGTAGAGATCCAATCAGTAGGATCATTAAATCCTAAACCTAAACCTTGAATTGATTTTGTAATACTTTTTCTAAATTTTGTTGCGTCAAATACTTTTGTCATTTTTTATTCCTATGTTCTTATATTAACACTAATTGGCTCCAGTGTCAATATGCTGGAGCCAAAAGGGAAATTAGTGTTATTTGCTTTGTCTTGATCTGATCAGTTTCAAGATATCTTCTGCTCTTTTAGCACTATCAGTGGATGGCTGAGGTGCTGCCGCAGCAGGAGCCGCTTTTACCGATTCTACTTTGGTAACAACAGCTTCACCATCGATTGTAGCAGTTACTGAAGATGATCCATTTGCAGAACCATTTGCTGTAGCTGATACTCCAGCTGGTCTGAAATACTGACCATATTTTTCCAGATCATAAGCTTCTCCTTCTACAGATTTTTCAAATAATTCTTTGATTATTTTTACTTCTGCATCAGTAGGCTTCTTAGGTCTGAAGTCTGAAAGATTAAACAATCCAAACTTGTCAATAGCTGCTCTTTCTACTTCGTCTAGAGCTCTTTCTCTTCTGCTCCATTTTGAAGTAGAGTAATCAGCATATCCACCTTTGGATGTTTTGGTTATTCTAAAATCTACACCTCTCACAGAATCAGTTGGTAACTCTTCCATTTCTGGATCTAGTAACGCAGATCTGATTATGTTGAAAATTTGTGGACCAATAATGAATCTTCGTATTGGATTCTCTGGTGTTTTGTCATCGGACAACGGATTTTGTAATACAAAACCTTGGAATATGTAACTTTTCTTTTTCCAATATTTTCTGCCCATGTCTTCCATTGACTTGTCTTTGAACCACGGTCTAACTTCTGTTAGCACTGGGCAAGTTTCTCCATACATTTCCATGCATGGTACTTGTACTTGCACTGGTCTCGAATCCGCTTGTCCTTTGATTCCAGCAAAAGGCAATTTAATCATTGCTCTTTCGGTCCAGAAAAAAGTGTTGCTTGGATCTTTATCAGGTAAGAAACGAACTACTGCTTCTTGATTTTCCTGTATGTTCCAGTGTGGGTAGATGGCGTTGTCGCCGCCTGTTGATGAAGTGGAGCGATTCACTTCTTGAGATTTTAATCTCGCTCTTATTTCAGCTAGTGTAGCCATAATGTAAGCCTCCTATTGTGCCTATGTTTGTTTTATATTTGCCTAATGTATATTAGACATAAAGAATAATATACACACTTATTTATCAGAGATCAAGTACTATATTTGGTAAAATTTCTTTGAAATAGTTTATTATCTTACAATTTTTAAATATTTTTCTAACTCTTTATTAGGCCATATATTATAGTAAAAAACTTTTTTTCTATGGTCTCCTACTTCATTTCTTGAATTAAAAACAAGATCTTCGTTATGTTTTATAAACCACGGAAGTATAAAAAAATCATTTTTTACAGATTTATTTTTAAGATCGGTATAATATTCTTTCATGTAATATTTTTTTAAATTTTCTAGTCGATTTTCTATAGGTTGTTCATAAAATTTTTCTATTGTTAAATTGTTTATAAGTATTTGATATGACCAGTTTTCAGATAAAAATTCAACTGATTGCGATTTATTAAATTTTGTTTTTAAAAAATTAATAAATTCTTTATTATAATCTAAAAAAATTGTTAAATCTGGAAAAAAAGATTCTATAACAGGAATACTCCAATAATCTTGATAAGAATCTATTACACAAATTTTATCAATTCCATATTTTTTATATTCTGTTTGACATTTACTTAATTCTCTCAAATAGAAATGTGTTAATTTATTATGAGGTAAATGAATAGAACAAAGCAACACACGTTTGTTCTCTAATAATTCTTTTGCTGAACTTGTAATTAAATTATTATCTTTTAATAATGTAAAAGTTGTATTTTCCATTTAGGAAAAATAATTAAGATTTTTTTATAGAATCTATTAAACCTGTGCTAAAAAATGTGCTGTATTTTTTATATAAACCATCTACTGATTTTTCTAATTTTGCCGATTCTTCTGCAGATAATGTATAATATGTTTTAATACCTAATTTTTCTTGTTCTTCTCGATTATCAGTAATTTTTTGAGCATCTCCTATTGACCAAGCTCTCTCTTTTCTTGCACTGTTTAATGCAGCTTCACTAATGATCATTTGATCTTCAATTGATAATGAATTCCAAAAATTTTCATTTATTACTATAGTAGTCAAATATAGACTATGTTTAGTATCAGTCACATGGCAATGAACATCACTATTAGCTTCAATATTATATCTAGGAAGTGTTGGCATTACAGTGTTTATTTTAGAAGATATTTCTTTTAATTCTTTTATTTCGTCTCCCCATGGGGCAATTCTTTCTGGTATAGATTCAAATGAACAACCAAATGCTGTAGCCATATCAGCAAAAACTGGATTTGTTGTAACACCTAAAGTTAAACCTTTTAAATCTTCTGCAGTTTTAATTTCTTTTTTAGAAGCCATTACTCTGTATCCACCACTATATGTAAAAGCAAGACCTCTCATAGAAGTCTTCGAAGGTAGTGTTTTTTCTAATAAGTTTTTTCCAATTTCGCCTTCTAATACTCTAGCAGCATGATCGTGATTTCGAAATAGGAACGGCATTTCTAATGCATAAAAATCTGATACTCTTTGTTCTCCTATTTTTGAAACATATAATTGACTCATCTGCACTTCCCCAGAATTAATTAAAGCAGCTTGATCAAAAACTACACCATTATGGAATTTTTTAGCGTATTCCAGCATTGAATAAACTTCAATATTAAGTCTACCATTAGAATTCTTTTCAATTTCATCACAAAATGCGTTCGCTGTTCTTAAAAATAAGTCAATTGGTTCGTGAAATATTACCCAGCGTATTGTTCGTGTATTACTCATGTTTTTCCTTATAATTGTGTAAACTTATTTATCCTAAATTGAGCTATATTAAAATTTTATTTGTAAGTTTTATCTTTACATACCCGCTAATTTTTTAATAGCGGCAAGCTCTTGGTTTTCTGCTGGTGCTTGTGTAATTTCGTTGTTTTCGGCTGGTGTAGATTCTGCTGTTTCTAGCAATCCCATGCTGTCTAATCGATCCATAATCCATTGTTCAGGATCTCCTTCTCTAGCCTTCGCTACTTCATATGGCATTTCTCCATTGCTCATGTAATAGGATATCAGTTCACGATATAGTTTGCCAAAAGTTATTAAATCTTCTCCACCCAATACAGCATCATATGATTCTTTGTTTCTGTCCAATATTTGTTGTACTTCTTCTTTTTCTCCTCGTCCTATACCAACCATTGACATGTCTGATGTGTCTACTGGTGCTTCCTGCATCGCATCTGCATATCTTTCTGCATGATCCTGCTGTACCCAATCATTGAAATCCATATCAACCATTAATTTTTCCATTTGTTCATCGGATAACTCTGTGCCATCTACAAATTTAGCACCTTGTAAGTCGTATATATTATCACCGGTATCTTGCATTTCATATTCTATGGTGTTTAGATCCACTTCTTTGCCATCAATCATAATAGGTCTGCCAGACATTTCTTGCACTGATTCAGCTGGTGCTTTGGTTGTACTCATCGCATAATCAAAAGAATCATCAGATTTGTTTGTTTGTTTTTCTTTTCTATTATCAGAAGCAGATGCAGCGTCTTGCAGAGCTGTGATCTGTTCTGGTGTGTAATAATTTTGTATGTTTGGACTCTTTAATAGAGTGTTCATGATATAATTTTTAACTGTTTCGCAAGCACAAGCATCTGGTCCTTCCTTATCTGCTAGTTCGCCTAATTGATCAAATAGGTCATCATCACCAAATCCTAAACTTTGTAGAGTTGATACGGCATTGACTGCTTCTGTGCCCACAGGAAAATGTTTGCTCATTACATCTTTTAGTTTACTAAAATTTTCACCAGCATGATCTTCATCTGGCAATGAATGTATGCCTTCGGTAACTTTAGATTCTACTCGATTGGCCCATTTTTCAAATTCTTCGCCTTCCCCCTTGGCTTTGCCTTGACGATCTTTTTTAGGAGCAAACTTGCTTGGATCTTGTCTTACTTCATCAGCATATGCTGGATCTTGTTGCATTTTTTTGTAATCATCAATATATCTTTTTGCCAATTGAATTGCAATCTTTTTATTTCTTGTATAGTTCTCGTCGGGTTTAAAAAATGGTGCTCCTTCGTTGCCCATGTCGTCGGCTACCTGACTAGCAAAGTTAGCAATTCTATCTTCTTCATCATTTCTTGTTAACATTCTTGAAGCAATGTCTGATAGAATAGAACTTAACATAGTATTCTTATTTGAAAATTTTGTTACTGATAACATTTTATCAGCAGCAGGATCTGCTCTCAATACTAATTTTTTTTCTGGATTAGCAAGGAATGATTGTACCATTGCTGATTGGTCTACTGGTGCAGATATTGCGCCATCTTTATCATCATATTCTTTCATGATTGAATGAATCAATGGTAGAGCTGATTCTACTTTGTCATCTAGATGTTTTAATGTAAATTTTTCTCTTAGACTATTTCTAGTAGCATCATCTAATTCAGCAATAGTGGCAGGTTGAAAACTTTCTTTGGCTTTCATGTAGTGTGTTTGTTTGCTTAAATTTTTTACATAATTTCTCATGTTCTCTAATTTAAGTTGACTTTTTTCTATAATGTCACCTACTGAATTGTTTAATTGATCTTTATTGGCAGCATATCGAGAAAAACTATTAAGTTGAGCAATCTGTTCACTCATTTTAATAATATGTTGGCCAAAATCATCATGAGGTACACCACCATTAGCTACGTGACGAGCCATTGCTCTTGCACCTGCTAAATGTTTCATTGGATATTTGAATCTTTCACCCTGTGAATTTTCAATGTATAAACTATTAATTTGTCTGCTTCTTGCTCCTGGTACAGATTCATCCACGGGTTTTGCATGTCTAATGATTAATCTTGTTTTGTCCAAATTTTCGTAAGAAGATTTTTTAGTTCCTCTAAGACTCTCTGCTACCGGAATACCCGCTAATTTTGTAAGTTTGTTTAATTCTTCAGACATATTATCGTCTGTATTTACCGTTTGATTCACATCTGCAAGATTCTTAAAATCCTGCTGTGTAAGGCTGCTTTTTGTAATATCTCTCACATCAAAACCTATTTGATGTTCCACTGCAAAATCTTTTAACTCTTTAAGGAATGAATACCAATCTGCTCGAGCAGTATCATCAATTTTTTCCACTAATCCTTGATTGTAGAACACTTTCATGCTTTCTCCATCAGCAATACTGATACTTACTCTGCCAAAATTGTCAGATGATTCACTGAATTCAAAATCAAAAAACACTGCTGATTTAGGATCTGCAGTTACATTGCCTGCACTGTCTCCTAATTGTATATTAGCGAACTTGCTGCGTATTTTATTGAATAAATCCTGCGATGTTTTGGGCTTGATCATACTATATTTATTACGTACCTAGGTTGGCAAAGATGGGCATTGGAGCAGTCCATTCAGTGGTTCTATCAGTCCATCTTTCAAATATTTTAGGGTCAAATGTGGCCAAAACCTGCATCATACGAGTCATTAATAGGCAAGCACTCACTAGGTCATCGTGCTGTCCGGGTTTACCTTTGTAAGAAACGCCTGATGCTACGAAATCTTTTAACTCCGATATTAATGGTTTACTGTTAATCTTCATCTTGCCTGATTCTACTAATTCTTTAAATTTGGCACAGGCTGCTATTTTATGTTTAGCCGTAGTATTAAAACCTCTTCGAAACTTTCTACGATGTCCTTTTCTTATAGGTTCACTTAAAAACTGTCCGTGGATATTCTCTTCTCCTAGATCCATTACTCGTAGTAATACTGCTTCTCCCAAAGTGTTGTTTTCCATACTATAGTATATTGCAGGAGTTTCAGCAGGATTTTTTTCTACAATTGAATCATAGATATGTTTTGTAATAGCTTGTAATATTCTAACCTGTTGATTGGCTGGTGTGGTATTGTGATGCCACTCGGCCACTTGTTCAAAACTCGGTAATTCAAATACCTGTATAGCAGCAAAGTCTCCTCCGGTACCTAGACTTGGATCCAGTGCTACCATGTAGGCATTACCTGGTGTGGGTGTTTTCCACCAGCGCACCTGTCCCATATTGATTAATGGATCTTTACCTTCTAACTCTACTAATTTTATACTAGAGATTAATGTTTCGTCAAAGATTAAGAATTCGCACTCATGCTCTCGACGGAATCGTTCTTCTCCAATTCGACTTCTTTCTTGTTCAGCCCATTTCTCATCTCGATCTGGATGTTCTGACCAGTGAGCTTTCATGGCATAAAAACCATTGGTTCCTACAATAGTGTCATTGCCATAATCGTCATATCTCTTGCAGGCTTCTTTCCAAATTAGAGCGAACTGATCTTCATCTGAGTTTGGTGTTGAAGTGATCAAACATTTTCCTCCTGTACTCAATGTAGGAGATAATGAAGTCCAGAATTCTTTGGCTTTCTCGGGCGGTTGCACGAATGCAAACTCGTCACAATATATCAAAGAAAGTGACATACCCCTACCGGTATTCTCAGTAGTGGTAGTTGCCATGATTTTGGATCCATTATCAAATTCTATGGAGTTTCTGTTGTATTGTGTAACACCTGCTTTGATCCATGAAGGCAACATCTCATAGGCATATCGTACTCTGCTCATAATGTCAGATGCTCCTTGATATTTGTGAGCTGCGATTAGTATCTGTGAATCGGGTTTAAACATAGCATACCATAGAAGATAACCAGATGCACAAGTAGTCTTACCTGTTTGTCGTGGCAGCATGGCAATACTGAATCTGTGGCTGTTGTAACTCTCAATCAATCTCTCTTGATATGGAAATGGAACAAACGGCATCTCTCCTTTGGTAGGATGCTGTATTCTCATAAACTCTTTCATGAAGTATAAAGGACCAGTTTTAGGATCCATGCACTTTTCTAATTTCAGTACTTGGTCCGAGGTATATTTGTGTTTCTTGTGTGCCTTTTTTATTTGGTCACTGTCTAATGATATGTATGCCATGGCTATTATTTAAGTTTGTACCAATCCGTTACGTTGGTATATGATGTGGCTCCAAAGCGATCCATATGCCCAATTTCGAGGCTATGTATCACAGCTTCTATATAATCATTCCAATAATCCACAAATTGCTTCATTCGAGGATATACAGGAGGCACATCCATGGTCTGCCACCAGAACTCCTGCAATATATTTTGGTAATCAGGCATCTTGTAGGTCACTTTTATAGAAGTGTATCTCAATCCGTTAGAATACTCTCCAAAGAACTTCATAAAAATATTTAGTGGGCTATTTGGTAAAATTAAGCTAATGTTAATGATGTAGCTGCTGCAACAGTAGATCCACTGATATCAACAGAGTTTGAACCTAACACAGTTGAGTAGTCATCGTTTGGATTCAAACCAACTCTTCTAACTCTTGTTTGCATATCTGCAGCAGTAGCATTTTTATCCATTATTAAATGTATTGTGCCTGCTGATGAATTTGTAATTTGATAAGCAAGTGGGTTGAGCTCTTTCAAAATCATTTCCACAACACCGTCGATGTATACATCTATACCATTATTAGTAGATTCATCTTCAGTTCTTAAATCGATAGCAGAACCATCTGCTTTTTTTACTGTTAATAAAAAAAGATTACAATTAACAGCATATAGTGTTCCTGCTGTTGCTTCTACTCCGGTTACTCTTGTTACTGTTGCCATATGAATTATTTACCTTTCATTTCTTTGTCTTTAAGAGCTTTCTTCATAGGCTCTGTTTTATTACCATCTTTATCAAAATCTAAATAATCTGGCTTTGCTTTGGCAGCTTCTTGATACGTTTTTTTAAAACTCTCATATTGAGCTTTTAGACTATTAGATAATTGTTCTTCAGAGATTTCAGATTCTTCAGTTTTAATTGCCATAGCATTGTCTCCACCAGCTGCTTTAACATAAGCACCTTTTTCGCGATTTAAATCTGTGCCATTTGGTACTGCTGCTTTAATATCGCTGTATTTTTCTTTTGGAGTATTAGCATAATCTTCATCTGCTTGTACATCTGCTGCAGGTTGATTGATCATATCTTGACTTACTGGTTGTACTCCTGCTAATTTTAATAGTTGCATCATCATTGCTGCTTCTTCTGGGCTGTCAGTTGCAATCATAACTGATTCATTCATTTTCTTTTCTTTATCTTTGATAGCTTTTTTCATAGGTTCCTTTTTGTTACCGTCTTTATCAAAATCTAAGAAGTCTGGTTTTGCTTCTTGTACTGATTCGTTTTCTTTTTCTTGTTTTTGCACTCGATCCCATACATGAGCTTGTGATTGTCCGTGTTTCTTAATAAATTCTTCTCTGGTCATATCCACAGCATCTGATTCCATATCCATCAACCAATCTTTTACTTTGCCTTCTTCCATTTCGTTTTCTTGTCCTACACCTGCTGCTGACATAAATGTTGCATTATCAAATCTTGGATTACTTTTAGCAAATACTCCAGCTAACAATTTAGCAGTTTCTGCACGTTTGATTGGATCTTCAATCTGTTTCACTGTGTCGGCAAACATTTGAAAATGTTGACGAGTCATTGTTTCGTCTATCTCACCTTCATTTTTTTCAATGCCTTTAGCAATATCATGAGCTTTGGTGATTGTAGATTTTTTAAGAGGAGGTTTGTCTCCAGTTGCTTTCATTGCAGCAGCCATTCCAATTGCGTATGGATTTTTTGCTTTTTCATCAACGGTACCATTAGTTTTTGCAACACTAGCAATTGCATCTTTAACATCCACGCTAGGATTGTTTTCTTGAATCTGTTTAAGTCTAGATAAGATGTCGATCATTTCCATAAAATTATTTTCCTGCTGGGTCTGGGTTGCCTTTTACTGGACCTTTGTGTGCTGGTTTAATTGGTGATCCAGAATTTTTTTTGTCACCTTCATTCTTTTGTATTTCCTGCTCCGCTTTAATTTTAGCAGCAAATTCTATTTTTTGTTTTCTATCTTTTAATAATTCTTTTAATAAACTTTGATTAGCTCGATCTCCATACACTTCGTCAGCTTTCACTTTAGGAGCATCTTTGTATTCTACATCTTGTAACATAGATTTAAATTCTGATTTTTTCTCAGCTTTGGCTTTCATTTCTTCTTGATACTCTTCAGTGGGCTCACCAGGTTTTCTCACAACGATTTGATTAGGATGTAATCTCATGCTGTCAGCAACCAATGTTCTCATCTCAAATACTGATGCTGGATACATTGTGGTTAATTCAAATATAGTCACTGCTTGATTTTTTAAATGTGGAAAATCTAATGGCATTTCCTGTATAGGAGTTTTTTTGCCTTTTGACAAACTTTTAACTTCGTATTTTTTTAAAGCTGACTCTAATTTAGTGCCAAAATCTTCGCTTAAATCACCAGCCACTTTGATTTTGTAGTTGTATTCTTTAATTGATTCTGCTAGATAGTGTTTAAAGTCTGTCATAATGCAGTATTTAGTCTTTCTTGAGCAGTTTCTTCATTAACTCGTTACGGTCGCTAATGATCATGCCTTCGCTTTCAACCGGTTCGCTAGTGTCGTCTGAGCCGCTTTTATCTATTTTTAACTTTTTAAGTTGCAGCTCTACCATCTGTAATTTTTTATCAATTTTTTGCGATTTTGCGTCTATAGCATTGCGTAACATAGAGCTAGCAACCTCAAAAATACGTCCCGAATATCTGCTGTCCACGTTCATACCTAAATCCATTAAATTTTTATAGCTCTCCTCGGCTTCCATAGCTAGTTTGTCTAATTCTAAATCACTGAGTTCTCCCAGTCCTTTAACCTGTGGCAGTGCTGCTGCAATCTTATCAAACTCTTGATAGGTTTTTTCTAGAGCCTTGGCAGTTTGAGGATCCACATTTTTAGGTATGGAGGGTTTGTCTTTGTCTTCTCGAGATTTCTCTTTGGCATCCACTTTGGCAAATGCTTCCTTAACATTTGGTAAATTGAGTATCTCTTCTAATTTGCGTGTCATTGTGAATATTTACTTGCGATTGCCTTGATGGAATAATTGTTCTTCACTCAATACTCGAAAAGTAATTCTATTCTGTCGAGCATAAGCAGTCGCAGCCTCCCATTTAGCTCTATTAATAACCACTTGTGTTTGTCTACCAGTACTTTTACCAGCACGTGCCATGGTAATTTGATTCATAGGTTTTACTTCTATCAATTCTGCATGTTTACTGCCATCTTTATCCATATAAACTATAAAAAAATCTGGCACATAAATTGTGTATTTGCCTGTGAGAGGATGACGATAAGGAATTTTTATAGATTCACTGGCCCACTGATAGACGTTTGGATGTTCATCGCATAATCGCATGAATGAATGTTCCCAACCACTCCTATAGGTTGGAGATTTGGTTCCCACATATTTGGCAGGATTCTTCATTATGAATTTTCCTCTTGCAAATTTCATTAGGCTACAATGTTTCTTGAAACTACGTCTTTGCTATCTCTGTCTTTTCTCACACCCAATTTACTAGATTTAAATCTATTGGTGTTAAGAATAATAGTTATTAATTCACTCATTTGCACAGGATCAGCTTTGCCTAGTGTGTCTAAAATTTCCATAACAGGAACAGAATCAATCTTTGCTTGTTGTAATATTATATAGGCAGTCTCTTCTGCTGGTTGACGGTCAAATCCTCTCTTAACAAAAAATGCTACTGTGGCATCATAATCGTTAGCATTGAATTGAAATGGTTCTACGTATTGAGTGGTTGTTAGAGCATCAATAGTTTTTTGCAAACCGTCTCTTTCTTTTTGTGGTAGATTGGTATAAAATTCAGCCATTATAATCCTGCTTTCTCTGCTATGATAGATACTTCGTTAGTGGTTCTATTAATTTTAATATATCCTTCGTTAACTAATTTAGTTATGTCAGATAGAGCTCGATTCCTATAAACATTTTTGACAGCAACAGATGAAGAAGCAAATTCCACATCACTCTGTGCTATAGACAAACCTTTTCTAGAACCGTTCTGTTGATAATATATGCTTGCAGCCACTCGATCTCTTGCTGATAGATTAGTTTGTAATAAATTAAATGCTTCGGTTGGACTCAAATAATTTTGTGTGTCAATGATAGGATTATTGATAACTCTACTGGTTTTGTTTTTATTATCAACTGTGCCTTTGGCTCCAGCTAGAGTTATTCCTGCTGCTGCTACCACTGCTGCTGTGCCTACAGAAAAACTACCCACAGGATTGGTTATTG